CCTAGAGGGCACTATCCCGCCAGCTAACTTCGCTAGTGATTTGCGCCCTGTGGAAGTAGTTAGCTCTCTCCCCACTACAGATCTGACGGAGGGGCGAGTGGTTATCCTGACCACTGACAATGACAAGCTCTATCGTTATACGGGGACGCAGTGGACGAAGGCCATCAGCGCCGCAGACATGGATGACCAAATCGCAGTTGGTCAAATCGCAACAAACGCAGTCACCACTGGAACCATCGAGGCTGGCGCGATATCCACTGCAAAGCTAGACGCGGGAGCGGTCACGGCTGCCACGGTAGATGTGGACGAACTGTTTGCTAATGATGCTGTAATCGGTGCTATTCAGGCGTCATCTATCACTACTGCTGCCATCGTTTCTACGATTGGTAACTTTGAGTTCATAGAGTCGGACAACATCGCGGCGGATGCGATAACGGCAGGGAAAATTGACGCTTCAGCCATAGACACCCGAGAGTTGAATGCAAACGCGGTGACGGCAGAGAAAATTGACGTAGTAAAACTGTCGGCAATATCTGCTGATGTGGGGGAAATAACTGCTGGCACAATCAACGCTGATGTCATCAAGCTAGACAACCTTACGATGGATACAGACGCCAACAATAATCTAGTTCTAGGTGGGTTCGACGCTTTCACGCATGTTAACGCGAACACGCTAGGCGCTATCGAAGGAACTGGCGGTAACAACGTCGGCATGACTAGCACCGACAACCTTATTGGCAGTCTCTACGTTGACGCTGCGCCGCATCACATCGCCAAATCATCCAGCACTGTCGCTGATCCCAGTGTGCAAGTCGGGCAGGTGATGGGCGGCACAACAGACAACACGGACGGCGTTCCATTGATGAGTTACAACTTCACGACAGCCGACTTTTTAGGCACCAGAAAGTTCCTCGTCAATATCAGTTTAGACCCTGTCGGCAGTTACGGCAGCGGTTCAGCGTCCATGTTTGCTTTCGCAATGCGAGCAACTAGCAACGCCAACGCTTATAAAGCAACAAGCGCATCGTCGTATGTGGTTACAGAGGGAACATCTATAGGCGGCACCCGCTCAGGCAATCTTTACTACCTGACAGATGTTGTTGAGTTATTAGGTAACACTGAATACTACATCTGGGTCTTTGGGCAATTAGAAGACGTTAATGATGGCGGTCATCCAACTGTAGGCACTGGATTTCTATTCGGTAGCATACAAGTCGCAGGGTTAAGCAAATGACGATGAGAAGATGTTGGTCAGAGCTTTCAGAAAAGCGCGACAGGCTTCTACAAAGCAGTGATTGGACACAAATGAGTGACAGCCCTTTGACTGCTGAAAAGAAAGCGGAGTGGGCGGCATACCGCGCTGAGCTGCGGAATTTACCGAACACGCTCAGATCTCATTCTCGCTATACTAGCGACGAGATTAGTAATCCTTTCGACGGCAGTATTACAGCATGGCGATGGCCTGCGAAGCCACAATAACAGAGGCAAAAAATGGCGACACAAGTACAGTTCCGCAGAGGAACAACGACACAGCACAACTCGTTCACCGGCGCTACCGGCGAGATCAGCGTGAATACAACGACAGAAACGCTGCACGTCCATGACGGGTCAACTACTGGCGGTTTCCCTTTAGCGAGGGCCGACGGCAACAACGTCGTAGATTGGGACGTAACGAACGTCGATGTGTCTGGCGTTTATCAGATGGACGGCACCACTATCATCAACACTAGCAGGCAGTTCGTCGGTGCTGGGCTTCAGGTTGATACAACTGGTTCAAACGCTATTGATTTTCAAATCGTTGATAGCGATGCGAATGTCAGTTTCAACGGTTCTCGCATTGACTACACCAGCACAGGTTCGCAAGACCTAACCGGTGACAGAACTAAAGCTGCCCTATTGATTAACGCGAATAGCGATGTTGCAGGAGGAGATACGGCGAACGAGCACCGGTTACACGGCATTCGGGCGATTACAAGAGCAACGGGCGACTCAGATCTTATCTACGGCATCTACAACAGTGCTGAGGCGGAACAGACCACTGGAACCGTGTCTGCGCTCTACGGAGCCTACCTTTCAGCAGTTGCTGACGCTGCTGCTGGGCAGATTACGAACAGCTACGGCTCATACAACATTGTTACTCTTAGCGCTAGTTCTGGCACGACCATCACAAACGTTTACGGTTCTTGGAACATGGCGAACTTTGGTTCCACGCAAGAGTCAGATGTCAACAAGATGGTCGGCGTTTACGGTGAGGCACAAATCTCGACCTCAACAGGCCAGACAATAACAAATGCGATGTGTTTTGAGGCGCAGTTCGATAACAATTCTGCGGGTGCCACGACAATCGACAACGGCTATCTGTATTACGGCAACTACGCTGGCACTCTCCCGACAAACGCCTACGGCTTATACATCGTTGATGCGGTTAACAGCTACACAGCAGGTGGATTTCTTTTCGGCACGACTGACACAACGCCTTGGAACAACACAGGAACCGCTGAAGGAGCTTACATTTCGGCAGAAGGGCGCATTGGCTCGGCAGTGGTTGACGCACCACCCCTTGACGTAAACAGGTTGAACACGGCGGGGTCCATTATTAGGGCAAGGCTTAACGGCACCGAGGTCGGCAGTATTTCTTCCTTCGACCAAAGCGGGGTGGAGCGGGTTAGCTTCATCAACACAGATGACAACGGGTTGGGAATCAGGCGAGGAAGTTCCACCATCTTTCAAGTTGTGCCTATCGTAAACGATGCCACTATCGCAACACCTCTCGCTGACTTAGGCCACGAAGATGCTCCTTGGCGAGACATATACCTACATGACGGGGTTGTCTTTCAAGACTCAGGAAGCTCTGGCACCGCTTCAACTAACAGATTGGACGCTTACGAAGAAGGGACGTGGACACCGACTTACACGACTTCCAACAGTGACGGGACGTTTACTTACGACGTTATACAGAAAGGATATTACACGTTAATCGGTAATGTGGTTCATGCGTCGTTCAGGCTCAGAACTGATGCTGTGAGCGGGGTCACTGGAAACTTGTTAATCAGTGGTTTGCCATTTCCCGCGAAAAATGTAACTAGCGCGGGTCAGGGTGGCTCACTTGTTGTTGGCAGAGCGCAAAACTTCGGGACGAATTTCCCAGTCAAAGGTTATGTCTCGGACAACGCAGCAACAATCAATGTCTTGGCATTGACATCGCTGAACGCAAACAGCACAGCATCAGCTACAGATATGCTGATTGACGGCGCGAACAAAAACGACATGATGGCTCACATCGTATACGTTAAAGCATAGGAGAAAAACATGCTGACAGAATCAACCGAGACAGACAAAGTAGAAATCACCACCCACCCGCAGTGGAAAATGGTGGGAGTGAGAACGGCAACCGTCGTTTATCGCGATGACGTGGAAATCTCGCGCAGCAACCACAGGAAGGTGATTAGCCCGATTGACGATTGGAGTGCCGAGCCTGCCGACGTGCAAGCAATCTGCAACCTTTACCACGACGCTGATGCCGTCGCCGCGTTTCAGGCCTCTTTGAATTCTAGCGAATAACGGGGGCCGTGATGTCTGACAGAGCGGAACAAGCGTTGGAAAAGATCGCCAAGCATGAGCAAGAGTGCGCCCAACGGTGGGGTGAGGCTCTGGTTGAACTGCGAGAACTACGCAAGGCCACTGATGCCCACGCACTCCGCTGGGAGAAACTTGCGTGGCTGGTGGTTGCGTCCGCTTTGACCGGCGTGGTCACTGTTGTTGTCAGTAACCTCCAGTGATTCTTGAGGCTGTTGCAGCGGTAACGACTGCCTGTAAAGCCTTAGAAATGGCTGCAGGGGCGGCCAACAACATCGAGTCCCTTGGGGTCTTCATAGGAAGAATGGGCGCTGCCGAGTTCGACCTACAGCGAGCCAAGAACAGCACCAGAAACATGAGCGAGGCGGAAGCTGCCAAAGCGGTCATGGCCGAGGAGATGGTTCGCCAATCGCGTCAAAACATCAAGGACGTATTTCTTGCTACCAATCGCATGGACCTTTGGGATGAAATGCAGAAGAAGATGGCCGAAGCGAGGAAGGCGCGGCAGGAAGAAATTAAACGCCTAGAGGCGCTGAAAAAGAAGCAGCGCAAGCAGATGATTGAGATTCTAATCGCCATCGCTATCCTGCTTGGTTTGGTGCCTATCGCAATCGCGTTGGTGGTCTGGTGGGCTACGTCCTGATTTAGTTTGGACTTAGAGGGCTGACAAAGTAAACTGAAGGCTCATCAACGGAGAACCAAATGATTACTATCGACGAAATTGAATACAGCGAAGAAGACCTAAGCGAAGATGCCAAGATCCGAGCCGGGCGCATTGGGGTGCTAAGAAACGAGGTTGTACAGTTAATCTTGCGCCAGCAAGAAGCCGAGCAGTCAATCAGGTTCCACGCCCAGCAGATAAAGGCTGAGATGGAACCGCAAGAAGCAGAGATAATAGAGGAATAACTATGAAGTGGGATGCTATCAAATCAATCGTAGGCGCTGTTGCACCAACTATTGGAGCCGCTATCGGTGGACCAGTTGGTGGTGGTGCCGGCAAGGTGCTTGCCCAGGTACTAGGTGTCGCTGCTGAACCGCAGGCAGTACAGCGCGCTTTAAATGAGGCATCCCCTGAACAACTTGCTGAAATCAAGAAGGCTGACCTGGCGTACAAGACCAGGCTGGCCGAGCTTGAAGTGGATATATTCGAGCTAGAAGCTGCCGACATACAGCACGCCAGACAAGCTAACAGCGGTGATTGGACGCCCAAGGTCTTGGCGCTGCTAGCGTTCTTATTCTTTGGTGGATACGTCACAGTCGTAACGATTAGCCCATTCGAGCAGAATGAAGCGGTTATCAACTTGGTGCTGGGATACCTGGGCGGCATAGTGTCGGCAGTAGTATCGTTCTACTTTGGGGCTAGTCACAAGGCTGATAAGTGAAGTACTTCACTCATGCGGAGCTTGCGTGCCAGCATTGCGGCAAGCAGAACATCGATGGCGATTTCATGGAGCTTATGGACTCCATCCGGGCGATGGCCGGATTCCCCTTCGTAGTCACCAGTGGATACCGATGCCCTGAGCATCCCATAGAGGCCAGGAAGAGTTCCCCTGGCGCACATACTACCGGCAAAGCAATAGACATAGCCGTGAGGGGGAGTCAGGCGTTGCGCCTGATAGAGTTGGCCCAGCAGGCCGGGATACAAAGGATTGGCGTGAATCAGAAAGGTGACGGCCGGTTCATACACCTGGATGTGTGCGATGACCGGCCAAGCCCTGCTATTTGGTCATATTAGAATAGCTCGTTCTGCCTTATCTTTTCCGGTCTATAAGATTCTTCAACCATCTCAACCCTTTCCCTCCTCGTCTTTTTGACGTGACAATTAGCGCAAAGTAGCTGACAGATTTCTCTGACGTTTGTCCCGGCCCTATGCTCTTTAACAACCCACCGCCTCAAGTTATCACCAGCCATTTCTTTCAGCCCATTCGATTTTCGTTTTATTGGGCTAATGTGGTCTATCTCTAAGACCTCAATATCATCATGACCGCAAGAGGCGCAGCACATCTGTCCGTTGCTCAATATCCAATAGGCGTCATGCGCTGTCGCCAACCTTCGTTCTCTGTTAGCTTGCTTGCTCGCCACTTAATATCCCTAAGAACTCCGACATACGTTCGTCTAGCTGCTCTAAGAACAACCGCACCTCACCTTCAAGCTCTTCGATAACGCCTGGCTCCGGGACGTGCCGTACAATCCAGATCTGATTCTCTACGGGCAGTCTCGGGTCAAACATCACGAAGTCGCACCAATCACGCTGCGTACAGGCTAGTTGCCAGTTCATCTGCGTGACGTAGTTGTCCGGGATGGCGTTGCTCAACACGGTGTTAATCATGGTGGTGGTGCGTGGGCACTTGATTTCAATCAAACCCTTATCACCGACCAGGCCATCGGGCGATGCACTGGCGTTCTCAATCGCGGGGTGGGGAATGCTGCCGACCTCCTCAACATCGACCATGTACTCGAACTCGTACCTTGCACGCGCATGAGGCTCAGTCTCTGTGCCCCACTGCATGTCCTTGCTCACGAAGTTCTCTGATGGAACGCCGGTCAGGCGCTGCTCCATCAGTTCATCCATGTAGCGTTTACGAGACATGCTGTAGCCGCTTTTGGTTTTAGCTACGGCATCATGGCACCTGGAGCCGGTCAGCTTGCCCAGGCGCGCCATGTGCCATTCCTGGCTACCCTGCTGCATTATTTGGAACCTAAACGCTTGATTGCATTCTTTGCCTGGTCGGCATTGAGCGCGTGGATGTCAGTGACGCCGTAAGCCGCGGTCACCTTGTCTAGATTGACCTGTTTGGTCTCGGCAAGCTTCTTTATCTCGGCGATTACATCAACCGGTGCTGCCGGTGTAGGCTCCTCAACGCGCTGCATCTCCTCTGCACTGGCGAACTCTTCGCCGGCAAAGCCACAGGCGCTCAGTGCGCGTCCGATCGCGCCGGTCTCGCAGTTCTCAATGGCATTGGTCTTGTTGATGTTGTTGCTGCCACGGCGCTCTTCAGCATGCCCAGTGGCTACAACTTTGCCCTCTGGCGAGATCACGCAGGCTTTCACCTTGATAACCTCGTTCAGTTCAGTGGCTTCGGTCACGATACCCCAGCCTTCCGATATCGGGTGCTTGCTTCTAAACTCAGCAACCCGTAGAGCTACGGTCTTGTATTCCTTGCCCCGGATGTTCACGATTCCATCAGTCATTATCTATCTCCCATAAGTCTATTGCGTACTCGTTGCACGTTAAGCATTGCCAGCAGGCTTCCCAGCCTGGATGGTCTCTGTCACCCCGCTCGGCTTCCAAAAAGATGAACATAGTGTCCTCTTTGCAAACCGCGCAGGAGTATTCTCTCGTTTCTTCTATCATTTGAACCTCGACGCATAGGCCAGATCGGCCCATGCCTTTATCTTAACTTTCAGCCCATCAAGATCTGTCATGACGGCAGGGAACACATCGCCGCCCCAAATCTTGCGATATCCGTGGACCGTCATTAGTTCTGGGTCTCCAACCACCACCAGGACGGTGATGGCCTTATCTATCTCAGTCAGTCGCTGGAACATTATACGCTGACCAGCAGGTATATCGCCCTGGAACGACTTCCATTCCACTAAGAGAAAGCGACCGTTGATTTCGACTATCCCATCCACGTCGCTCATGCCCATCTTTGGCGGCAGGCATTCATCAAACACACCGAGCTTTG